TTGTATGCTATCCTGAGTGTGAATACCTCTGCTTTAGGCTTAAACTCTTTACGAACTTCAGCCATCACAGAACTCAACTCATCCTCAAGCTCAGCTTGTAGTATTGTTGTAGCTTTCATATCTAGTAAGAAGCCGTGCTTTCGTTGAGCGTCTACTAATGCTGCAATCTTATGCTCTATCTCAACTGATTGAGCAGAGAAGCCCTTACTTTCCTGCTTAAGATGTTGGAACACTTTAGCATTAACGACAACATCGTTAATACAATACTGTAGCATTTCTTTGCTGTATTCTGTGAACTCTTTAAAGTCTCCTTTCGGATGCCCAAGCCTATAACCCCAGCCAGCAAGAGCATGACCGCCCTCTCTGGTGGGATTAAAAAGCCTAGATAATACTAACGTATCTATTAATGTTGCTGTCTCGGCTAAGTCTACATTAAAAAACTTTTTAATCATAGGAACATCAAAGCCTACGATGTTGTGACCTATAAGCTTAGTAGCTTTAGTTAGAAAACTAACTCCAGCATCAAGCTCATCAGGCCCGAAAGAATATATTTTTTCTTTATCAATATCATAGGCTACGATACACCAGACTTTAGTAGCTTCTACAGCATCTGTTTCTATGTCAAATACTAATTCCACTAGAAAGGTATCCCATCAGATTCATCGTAAAACTCATCAGGCTCGTCATCAAACCGCTCACTTAACCTACCAGTTTCGTTATCGTAGACTAAGTGAGTAGCCATCCCAACATCACCAGTGTACCGTGATTTTAATACTCTAAGGTGTGTGGTGTTGGCTTCTTCGGGGTCATCGCTTTGTTGATTACGCTCTAAAGCAATAACACAATCACTTAGCTGTGCTATAGATTGACTTCCCCGAAGGTGTGATAGACCTACTGTAACGCCCTGTTCGTGGCCCTTGTTACCTTCTACTCTGCGTAGATGGGATACAAGAATCATCCCAGCGCCTGTCTCTTCAACCATAGATCTTAAGCGAGTCATAATACTATCTATTGCACGGCGCTCATCGCCTTCAACCATTGAAGATACAAGCATGTGCAGGTGGTCAACAATAACCCACTTACAGTCGCACCCAATTGTTAAGTAACGTATCTTAGAAAAGATTTCTTCTATGTCGTGCTGGCCTAAGTGCGAGTAGATCCACAATCTATCTTTAGATTCGCCGCCAAACAAATCATTATAGTGCGCTCTCCATTTCTCTTCAGGGAACTCTTCTCTAATCTGATTAATATACAACTTAGCATTAGCCTCAATAGAAACAACACCGTCCACTGTACGGTTCTTGTTTTCTTCAAGAGCTAAAATGCCAACACGATCTTTTGTATTCTTGATTAGCCAGTGTTCAATCTCCCTAGTAATAGAAGACTTCCCAAGCCCTGTGCCTCCAGTAAGAGTGACTAGCTCGCCCTGCCTCAAACCATAAAGCTTTTTATTTAAGCCCTGCCAAGGGTAAGGTACAGAAGCTACTGTAGGTCTGTTGAAATACTCATCGCCCATATCAGAAACATTGACGATGCCAGATGGCGTGTAGCTTTTAGCTGCCCACCAAGCTGTGACATAGGCTTTCTGCCTACGTTGCTTGAGCATGTCGTTTGCATCTTTAAACTCCTCTGGAAGAAAAAGTATTTTAGCTTTGCCGGGACGCAATACTCTAGCAACTTGTCTAGCTGCATCCTTACCAACTTTATCATTGTCAAAGTTAATAACAACGCAATCAAAAGATTCTAAGAACTCTAAGTTTTCTTTGACATCTTTTACTGCACCGCCAGCCCCGTTCTTTACGGATACTACAGGCCACTTAGAACCTAGAAGTTCATACGCCGCCATAGCGTCGCACTCCCCCTCAACCAAGGTAACAAACTTACCGCCTGATTGGAAGGCTTGCTGACCAAATAACATTACTCCTTTTGCCGATCCGCGCCACGCAAAGTCTTTGTTTTTACAGTGACGTACCTTTGTAGATACTGCCTCATTAGAAATATAATAAGGATAGTAGTGAGTGTCTGGGCCTGACTTAACACCATACTTTTTAGCTGTATCCAAAGAGATACACCTATCATCTAGCGCTTGAAAGATACCTTCATCGTTGCCCATATTAGCATTCCGCTGGTAGGTTTTAATATCTGGAATAGTGGTTTCCCCTTTATCGTAGTCTCGTAAAAAAGTGTTGCAACTGAAACAATACCCATGACCGTCTTGGTCTACAGATACTGGGTCACTGCCTCCGCATTTATGACAGGGCAAGTGATACTTCACAAAGGCCATATAGTTCTCCAGAAAAAGGGGGCCATGTAGACCCCCGCAAAGTTTATTCTGTTTCTTCAGCCGCCTCCCCATCGGCTAACATCTCGTCAGTTAGCTGCTCTAGTATGGCTCCATTAAACCCACTCACAGCCATCTCTAGTTTAGC